GTACCTGTCACTACGGGTATCCACGAAGGTAAAGGGCAGAACCTAGGTATCCTAAAGGGTACACAAGTGTTCGGTATGTTCCTTGACGGGAAGAACTCTCAGTTGCCTATGGTGATTGGTACTGTACCCAAAACAGGGGATACGAACGAGAAGGCAAAGGAGAACTACCCTCTCAATAAGGTATACGAGACAGAGACCGGACATTATAAAGAGTATGATGATACGCCTGGCGCTGAACGTATCAAAGAAAAGCATAAAGGGGGTGCGTACTATGAAATGGATAAGGATGGTAATATCTCCATATATGTACCCGCAAATGGGGATAAACCAGTCTCTATAAATTTAACTGTGGGTGGAAGTCACGGTAAGGTTTCGGTGTCTGCTAATACAGTAAACATTAATGGTAGCGAATTTATAACACTAAACTCGGGCGGATAATGTCTAATGGCTGATTCAGAAGAGTTTCCGGTAGTAGATACACCGGTATTACAGATTAAACCACCTAATCCAATAGCGTCAGTATCTTCGGTCAGTAAAGGACAGTTAGATGTATTAAAAACCTTGAGCGTGTTAGCGGTAGATCAACTTTCCATATTAGAATTAGGAATTGAGATACCGTGCGAGGGTGGATTCCCTCCTACTCGTGCGGACATTGTCAAAGAGTTTAATAAGTTATCTAACATCCCAACGCAATTAAGACAAAATATAATCGACCTTAAAGATCAATTCGTCGACGAGGTTGATGCTGAAGCACAAGAGCTTATAGATCAATTACAAGATATTATTACCGAAGTAGAAACTACTATTGAACAGGTATCAGATTTACTTGCTCCGTATTGGGACAAAGAAGGGAAGATTCGAAATTGGGAAAAGGAGGCGGACGATGCCTTCAATGAATTGATTCAAGATTATCAATTATTCATCCCAGTCAAGATCGCGGAACTAATATCTAAACTGTTACCGGTTGACTTCAATTTGAATATAATGGGGATTGAAATAAACCTTTTAGAAATATTCACTGACGAAGAACAGGCCCGAATCAAACTACAGATTGAAGAAAGACTTGACGAACTATATCTATTAATTCCAGAACCTCTCCGGTCATGGGATGGTACGTACGGTGTAAAGTGCCGCGAGTGGAAAGCGAAAATCACTTGGCAATATATCAAGTCTGAAATGATGAATGCGGTTACCAATCTGGTGTGGGATCTGTTTAACAAACTCATCAAAAAATTTAAAGAGATTTGGGACGCATTAGGATTACCTTCACTCCCAGACCTATTGAACTTTGATATCAATGAATGGATAGATTCTACTATCAAACAGATAGAGGATGAAGTTAAAGATAAGATTGCCGAAGTCAATCAACAAATAGAACGAGTTGAAGGATTCTTCGAAGGCATGTCGGAACCCGACCTAGATGCTGAGAAGGCTAAACTTCAAGGTAAGGGTTATGCGATGATTGCTGACCAATTGAAAGAAATAGAAATTCTTGGTTTCAACGTATATGATGATATCATAGGCGGTGACATGGAAGGAAAAGTTAAATCCGCAGAGCAAGATATTGATAACTTCAAGAAAGGTGCTCGCGACTTTGCGCTTAACTGGCAATGGCATTTATTGAGTATATGGATAAAAAAGATTAAAAAATTCCTTGATGCCATCGGACTCGGTAAGTTGTTAGAACTATTAACGCTAAGTTTTTGTGATGTTTTGGAATTACTCGGCATTCCTACCAAGATTGAGATTGTTGCGCCTTAGCAAACTGTATAAATACTACAAAAAGAGTTGGAAGCCCATGTCAGTTAAAAAACTCACATCAATAGAAGATGGCAATCTTACCACTCGACCAATCACGAGTTCTATTCAAAAGAAAAACTCGGATATCGATTGTTCGTTTACGGTGAAACCATCTGGAGATATATACAAGAAGACGGAGGCCTCCTCTGTGGCTCAGTCTGTCAAGAATCTTTTGTTGTGTAACAGAGGGTCTAAACCTTTTGCTCCGTCATTTGGAGCGAACTTGGAAGGTATGTTATTTGAGTTAGGTGATGAGTTTGACGACGATAATATCAAATCGATGGTACGCAACGCTATTAATAATTACGAACCACGAGCGAAACTACAAAGGGTCGTTAGTAAATTTTCACCCGATTATAACTCTTTAGATTTAACAATCACCTTTCAGGTTATCAGTACATTAGAGCAGGTAAGTTTGAACGTGAATATTGCGAGGATACGCTAAATGCCTATATCAACGTCGGATCTCGATTTTGTAAACATTAAAAATAAACTGAAGACCTACTACAAGCAAAGTGGTGAGTTTACTGATTATGACTTTGAAGCGTCTGGACTATCTAGCATACTAGATGTTCTCGCTTATAACACTCATGTGAATGGTCTGATTGCTAATATGGCTATCAATGAGTCATTCATCACTACGGCACAACTTCGTACTTCGGTGGTTAACCATGCGGAACTTTTAGGGTATGTACCTAAATCTCGAACTGCGTCATCTGCTGAAGTTAAAATATCAGTAGTTATTCCCAACGGGCCTGATATTATATCCTTACCGAAAGGTACAGAATTATTTGCTCAGTATGATGATATACTATATTCATTTAAAACGCCCAGCGAATATACTTCTAGAAAGTCAGGTGACCAGTATATATTCCAGACGGCAGCAGGTAGTGAACTTATAACCGTTTATGAAGGTGAAATTAAAACTAAGAACTTCTTAGTAGGTAACGCTTCTGACGATAACGTATATGTTATTGAAGACGCAACGATTGATACAGACAGTATGGAAGTCCAAGTGTTTAGCGACTGGACTGGTGTAGATAGTTTAAATTACACTAATATTGACAAAGTATCTACTATTGATAGAAATTCTCACATCTTTATGTTGCGTGAGTCATCCAATGGGTTCTATGAGATTTATTTTGGTGGTGGTAGAATCCTAGGCAGTAGTCCTATTGCGGGTAACCGTATACAAATAAAGTACCGTTCCTCACGAGGGGCGGAACCTAATGGTGCGTCTGTATTCTCTACGGCACAAATTAGTTACTTGAGTAACTTTTACTCAGTTAATGTTACCACGATTACTCCAGCTAATGGAGGTTCTGCAAGAGAAACTACTTCGTCAATTAAGTTGAACGCACCTCGTGGGTTTACTTCACAGCAAAGATTGGTTACTGCGAATGACTATAGTACATTAATATCCCAGAAATTTTCACCTTTTATCAAGGATGTTTTCTGTTGGGGTGGTAACGATAACGAACCTCCACAGTACGGTAAGGTATTTGTAAGTCTTAATTTTATTGACGGTATCAGTGAGTTTGCTCAAGAAACTGTTAAGGGTAGTATTAAAGACAACTTAACTTCTAAGTTATCTATTATGTCTATCGACACTGAGTTTGTTGACCCAGAAACCACATACCTCGAATTGCGCACAGTTTTCCAAGTAGACCAGACCAAAAACATTTCTTCTGTCGAAACTCTTCAAGCATTGGTGAATGTCATCGTAGATGACTTTGTGTCAGCTAATTTAGAGAAGTTTAACTCTACATTTAGACGTTCTAACTTATTGACTGAAATTGATAACATATCAGAGTACATAATCAACTCTAGAATGGATGTTAAATTACAGCAACGTATTCCAGTCTCCACAGAAATTGCGGCAATCGAATCCGCGACAGGTCAACTTGTTTCGGAAATAACCAGAAACTGGACATTAAACTTCCCAGTTATATTAGCTAACCCAGATAATGATGACTATATCATAACGTCTACTGGATTTAAGTGGCAGGGACAGAATGTTAGCATTAAAAACAAACTAGGTTCTACTCGACTACAGTTAGTTGATCTGAATAATATAGTTAAAATAGATAACATCGGTACGTATGACCCAGCTAAAGGTAAGGTATCCCTGATTGCGTTGTCAATCGATAAAGATTCTTATGTTGGCGGTTCTATTAAAGTAAGTGCTACACCTGCTAACCAGAGTACAGTAAAACCTTTACGTAACTATGTGATATCACTAGACAAATCATTATCAACTACAGAGGCTGTATTAGATGATGGTACAACTAGGGTCTCTCTATAATGGCACAAATTATTGGAAAGGAAATTTATCGACCGAGTTTCCACGCTCCCATAGTAAAGGGTGTACTTCCTGAATTCTATCAAAGCGAATATCCAAGATTAGTAGAATTTCTTGAGAAGTACTATGAGTATCAGGAAGAACAGGGATTAGCAACATTCAGTGAACAGATTTATGATTTGTTTAATGCTCGTGATATATCGCACGTTAATCTAATAGACCTAGATACTTTAATATCAGAGATAAGTGATGGGTTGACAAGAGAATCATTTCATCCACAGCAAGACGCTAGGTTGATGACTCGATTACTGGCAGACTTCTATCGCGCTAAAGGTACTGTGTTATCGGTGAATGAATTCTTTAAAGCATTCTTTGACGAGGATGTTGAGGTCGTGTACCCTAAGAATAACATATTCATTTTAAATGACAGACCGGGCAACTCTTTAATAGGGCCTAAGTCTCTGAAGTATATTCAGGACGATAGAAAATATCAGATATTCTCAATTCTTTTGAAAACAGGTATGTCATTAGACGATTATCAAAGTTTTTATAAGAAAATGGTACACCCCGCTGGATGGTACCTTTCTGCGGAAGTACAGACATTAAGTGAAGCACAAGTTTATTTGAAAGCGGGGGATACAACAGACCCACTAGAAATACCTAGTTATGCTATTGAAATACAGACAACACCCATAGACGTAGACCTACGACCCACATACTCTTTACTTGTTATGGAAGAGAATGACCCAGTAGATGCGAGAACTCAAGCACAGAAAGACGCCGGAGAAGGTATACTTATAAGTTCTTTAGAAACTCTAGAGAAATATGACGGTATAACTCTTCAACAGATTGTAGACGACTTCAACGATAGTGTCGCAGAGTGGGTTGGTGTTAAACCACCTACACTAGACGATGGTGGATTGGATGCGTCACAGACCTACGAAACTATGGATGCGGGTGAAGGCGGTGGATAATAAAAAAGGAAATAGAGCACAATGACTCGGCAAATTATTAATACAGGCACCTCGGTTAATGACGGGAAAGGTGATACTCTAAGAGACGCCTCTGCTAAAATCAATGCGAACTTTCAAGAGATGTTCTCGCTTGTTGATATGAGCGCAGCGGGTACTATTACCCCAGAATTTATTTCTAATTACATTGATAGTTCAGTTGGCACTTACCTAAATGGATTGAATGTTCAAACTGTTCTTGACAACCAGAACAATATTAGTTTTCTGGATTCACGCGTCACGCAACATGATACTATTCTCACGACATTAAACTCAAATACCATCAATTTACAGTATGAGATTGATTTAATTAACTACACTATCGAGAACACTCAGATTGGTGATACGGGGCCGCAGGGCCCTCAAGGTGGTCAGGGGGAAATTGGTTCTCAGGGTGCTCAAGGAATCATCGGGCCGCAGGGCCCTATTGGTGTCCAAGGTGTCCAAGGGGCAATTGGTACCCAAGGTTCTCAGGGTAATGTCGGAGAGATTGGGCCTCAGGGTGTTCGTGGTATCACTGGTGTCCAAGGTATCCAAGGTAATGTCGGTGAACGCGGTAACCAAGGAGAACAAGGCCCTCAAGGTGACCAAGGTATCCAAGGTAACGTCGGAGAAATTGGAGCACAGGGTGAACAAGGTGCTCAGGGTGCTCAGGGACTTCAGGGTAATGTTGGAGAGATTGGAGCACAGGGTGCTCAGGGTGCTCAAGGTTCTCAAGGACTACAAGGTAATGTAGGCCCTATCGGTGTCCAAGGTGTCCAAGGGGCAATTGGTGCTACAGGTCTTCAGGGTAACGTTGGAGAGATTGGTGCTCAAGGCGCTCAAGGTAGTACTGGAGTTCAGGGCATCCAAGGTAATGTTGGTGAAATTGGAGCACAAGGTGCGCAGGGTAATCAAGGTGACCAAGGTATTCAAGGTAATGTTGGTGAAGTCGGAGCACAGGGCGCAGTTGGTGCGCAGGGTTCTCAAGGACTACAAGGTAACGTAGGCCCTATTGGTGTCCAAGGTATTCAGGGTTCAGTTGGTGAACAAGGACTTCAAGGTAATGTCGGAGAAATAGGCCCACAAGGAATTCAAGGTGTTCAGGGTTCTGTCGGTATCCAAGGTAATGTTGGTGAAGCTGGAGCACAGGGTGCTGCTGGTGCTCAAGGTTCTATCGGTATTCAGGGTAACGTTGGTGAAGTTGGAGCACAGGGTGCTGTAGGTGTTCAGGGTTCTGCTGGTATTCAAGGTAACGTTGGTGAGCAAGGCGCGCAGGGTGCTATTGGTGCCCAAGGTTCTGTCGGTATCCAAGGTAATGTTGGTGACAAAGGTGCTCAAGGCGCTGTAGGTTCTCAGGGTTCTGCTGGTATCCAAGGTAACGTTGGTGAGCAAGGTGCTCAAGGTGCTATTGGTGCTCAAGGTTCTGTCGGTATTCAAGGTAATGTCGGAGACGTTGGTGTTCAAGGTGCT